TCACCTTGATAAGTACGACATCAAATGGATTGAAGGAAAGAACAAGATTAACATTGGCGGTTTATCTATATTTCATGGACACGAATTCGGTAAGCAGTTTTTGCCAAGTGTAAACGTTGCAAGAGGATTATTTTTAAAGACTAAAGCCAATGCCATGTGTGGACATCATCATCAAACCGCAGAACACACGGAGCGCGATGTTAATGGAAAAATAATAACGTGTTGGGGTGTGGGTTGTTTGAGTGAGCTGAGTCCGGATTACAATCCATACTCCAAATACAATCATGGATTCGCCATTATTACGAAAGGAGTGAACAGAAATTTCAGCGTTAAAAATTATCGCATACATGAAGGTTCAATATATTAATTTAATAGCTTTTTGCGTTGGTCTAATCGCTGCGTTTTTGATTGGTAGACATTCCATTAAATGCAATCGGTTACAAAATATAACCAACTCAGATACGGTTGTTATATGGAAAGCGCAAATAGATACCATTCAAAAGGAACGCATTAAACTTAAAACAATTTATGAGAAACAAATTGATACTATTTACCTTTATGATTCTATTGCCATTGATAGCGCATACACAAAAGCAATTCAAAAGCTCATTGAAAGTGAGGGAGCTGGATTCTTTAAGTGAAGAAAGGCGGTTGGTATTGTTGGCGATTAATAAAATGTATTATCTGAATTCTGATAATCAAAAATTAAGTCGAGAAAATCAGGCGTTAACCAAGATAAATGAGCGCAATGAGTTATATATCGGACAAATTGAGCGCGATTTGAGTGATATAAAGGACATTAATAAGGGATTAAACGAGGGATTAAATGAGGAATTAAAACGAAAAAAAAAGTGGCGTAAAGCCACTCTTTATTCTGTTGGTTTCAATGCTATCTTTTTAGCTTCATTAATCGTTTTAAGTAGATAGCGAAGTCGAGAGCTTCCTCGTATGCATGATGTAGCCATTCCTGTTCACTCAAATTCGCTTTGTCAACGGTTACTCCGTATTTCACACGTCCCATTTTCTCGCGTGAGATTAGATCCGCAATCACTTCTTTATAAGTGTCGCTTTGGCAGTTATCGAAATCGTGTGTTATATTCATTTTTCAAATTTTTCTTTGTAATAATTTATAGGACTTAATCCATTTGTAATATCTATTCCATACGCAGCACCATATACATACGCATCCTGAATTTCTTTTTGATGCATCTTTTCTGCTTCGTTAATGATTTTATTTCTTAAATCCAAAATACAATCTGGATTAGGTATAAATTCATTTTTCTTTAATGTTTCGATAAGCCATTTTACACAATTTTCATTCATACTATTTCTAATTTAGGTTGTGTTTCTTTTTGTTTACGGATATATTCAGTTAATTCGGGAAGCATCCAATACCCATACGTTGACATTTCAAAGGTGAAATCGTCTATCTGTTCGGTAATATTTGGAAGTATTGCGCCATCTGTATTCCATAACGCGGTTATTGTCTTGCCGTGTTCACGTTGAATGCTATCGTTAAGGCGTTTTAATAACATCTTCGTTTGATGATTGTAAAACCATTTGATTGGTTCGCATTCATCACCTGCGTAAATGGACGCCTGTAACCACATTAATAAATTTAGAACTTTTACTTTTTCAAGTTCTTCTTTTGTTATTTGAGTTTCCTGTTTTTTGTCGCTCATATTTTTCGTTTTTTGATTATCAAAATAGTTTGTTCATAATAGTTGCGTCTATTCCTATGTTATACACCTACGTACTCCGAAATCAGATTTTCGTAATTTACACATCCGACCATCTGACTTGTGATGAAATACAATCCCTTCAATATCATTTGAAACATCCGCCAAATAAGCCATCAAATCATCAAAATCTAAAGAAGGTAATTGCAACACTTCGCATCCGTGTTTTACAAGTTTATGCCCTTCTATTTTTTCGGGATTGCCTTGTACTTTATTTCCGCAAAGTTCATAAGTTCCATCTTCTTTATTTTCCAAAGCATCGAATCCAACAAAGTGCCATTTATCGGCTGGGTTATTTCGGTCGCATTTTAACCAATGTGGGTGATGCCCAGTAATTGCATCGGCTTCTTGACAAGGGATTGCATTTGCAGGTACTTGCTTACCTTTTTTCACATCGTATCTTTTGTAAAGTTCACCATCAATGATCGCGGTTGCAGTTCCATCAAATTTGCGTGGGATCTAAAACAACATTGGAAAGATTATCAAAAATCGTGTTTATCTGCGCATCACTCATCGTTGGAAATGCTGCTTTTGTAATTGCCTTCGCGCTCGTTGGCGTTAAAACATTCGCAGTTGTTTGAGTAATGATTTCGAGTAACGATGAAATTTGCGCACCATTTAACGCTTGACTCGCCACATCGGTTGGAGTCGATGAAGTCGCGTCTGTTGTTGGTGCAGCATCAATGAATAAATCATTTTGAACTATTGAAACATCGCTTGTAATACCTTCACTATCTAACAAATATTCAACGCTTGTAGTAATCATGCGTTGGAATGGTTCGATAACTTGCTTCATAAAAATATGCATAGCGGTTTTCATTTCATCGGTATTACTTCCCAATCCACCACCATCACGAATACCAAACAACAAAGGACTTGTAACGCGATGCGCCACCAATATAGATTCAACAGCTTGGGTAACCAACGTTTCAAATTGCTTATCCATATCGCCAACAGGGAACGAAGTAAACTCAACTCCCCTATCTCTTTCCTCATTGAAAAATGTCAATACCTTACCAGCATTTTCAGCACCTTGAATGGACATCTGTAACTGATTCTTAATTAAATGCTGTTCTTCCAAAGATGGGATGCCATTGTTGAAAGATGCAATCAATGAAGGAAAGAATCCGTTTAGAATATTGTTAACGTGGTATTCTCCAATTTGGCGAGTTAATTCAATGTAGTTAACACTGCCAATGTAATCAGGTTTCGGGTAATATTCACTACCCATCTTTAACGTGTGTACAAAAATGACTTGCTTAGGCAATGCATCTTTTGTTTCTTGGTCAAACATCGGAATGAAATGAGGTGTATTTTTCTTTTTCCTCATATCACTCCAATCTCTCGAATACCATACACCAATCAAATCATCATTCTCATCGCTACAAGCTAAACGGCAATTTTCAAAAGGTAAGTGGTTAACCTGCGCTATGGTTGTTCTATCCATTGACCAAATGACCTCCAAATAGTAACCTCCAAATAGTTTGAGGTCTCTTGATATGTGCGGTACGATTGAATCGATTTTAAGGCCACTTAAATACGCATTGGCGGTATCATTACCCCCAAGTATTCCTTGACCTGCAATCATTTGACTTATTGAGTTCACAATTGATCCGTGGATGGGTGATTCATTGTAAAGTTCAATCAAGTATTGTGGGAAGGCATTACCTTCTCCATAGTTAACCCATCCCTTTCTATCTTCTTTCTCAATGGGATCAATCTTCACATATTTGGACATCTCTATTTGAGTTGCTCCAATGCGTTGCTTTATTTCGTCAATGTTAGCCATTGTATTCAATATCATTTGGGATTGTTAGGTTTGGTTGGTCAAAGTATTCAGTTAGCGCAGTGAATTCAATGAATCCACGCTTCAATTCTCCAATTACAACAGCATCCTCAGGATCTAAATTAGTAGATGAATTTTGACCATAAATAATATAATTGTAACGACCACTTTGAGTGATTAAAACGCATCCTTCTTCAGGCTCATCTGTATCAGTGCTAACGCTCAAAGTAGTTATTCGCTCATTGCTATCTATTAAAATAGGAATAACCGCAAATAGTTGTAATGTGATTTCATTTTGAATCACAAGTAAGTAATCCGTAAACGGAGGTAAAAGCAAAACCCCTTCCTCTAATGAAAGAAGAAGGGTTTGCGAGGCAGTATTGGTTTGCAAGTAATTCATTTACTTACAAATATAAATTAAATAGTTGGTGCTACAACGGTGATACCTGCGAAGTTATCGAAAGGATCATTGCTATAAGATTCCAATCGGTAAGCCTTTGATTTTTCTTCAGCAGTCAATGTAATGGTGTAGCCATTCAAATCACCTTTAGCAACTCCAGTAGCAGTTGTGGCAGCAGTTACTTCAGCACCATCCATTCTACCTACCATCCAAATGTTGTCGTTGTTATCTTGTACAAAAACAACCAAACGATTTTTGCCAAGTAAATCCAATTGCTTTCTGCGTGGTGCAGTCAACTTAAAGAATGTAGCGGTTACCGTTTGTGTATAGAAGATTGTTCCATTTTCAACACTTGAAGCCACTTCTTCGCTAAAGCTACCAGTATGCTTTGGGCAAATGTATTTGTAGATGGATGCAGTAGGCAATGCGTCAATTTCTTCAGTCCCTGCATCAGCAGTTACACCACTCAAAAAGTCAGCGTGTTGTTGCAAGTAGATTGCTTTGATTCCTCCGATTGTATCTTTACAATCTAATTGAAATCCTGCGGTTAATTCACAAGCCATAATTTTATATTTTTAGTTAGTTAAAATAAAGGGAAGGCAGACCTAACCACCTTCCCCTTTACTTGTGGTTTTTATTAGTCGTTGTAGCAATAAACAACGTCACCCAATACACCTACTTGAACTCCTACACGGAATCTCATAGCCATACGAACGTTATCAGATGCATCAGTCAAAGACATATCTACAACTTTCACTTCAGCGAAATCAGAGTTAGCATCAACACCTACAAACAAGTTAGTGTCTTGTGTAGCGATTACTGTTCCGTTGCTCATACCTGGACATACATAAATGTCATATCCGTTGAACTGCAAGTTGAAATCAGCATACGCTTGGAATTGTTGCAAGTAACCATCAGCAGCAACCGCTTGACGATAGAACTGAGCAGTTTGACGATTCATATACAACTTAGTTGATGGTGAACCAATCAATGCAGTTGGCAAGTTGTTGATTACTTGATTCAAGTTATCAATTACAGTACCTACTGCCATAGCGCCTGCAGTCCAAGCAGAACGATAGTGAGTAGAAGCTACGTTAACTGTTTTCTCAAATCCGTTGAATGAAGGATAAGTAGAACCAACAGTTGTATCACCTTGCCAAATTGTGAACTCGATGTTTTCAGCAACTTTAGCAGCAGCGTAACCGATCAAGAAATCTTGAAAATTAGCAGGAACTACATCGTTGATGAAACCACGACCTGTTTGAGATGCTTCCCAGTCACGTGCAAATTCTTTTTTGCAAAGTTCCAAGTTCACTTTCAAATCAGCAACAGTCAATACAGCCTCATCCAATTGCAAATCTCCAGCTTGTGAAAAGTCGCAAGATGCAGCTTGAACCAAAGAAGCAGCGTTTGACAACTTCTTCAATACAGCCTTGTACTTAACTCCTTCCTTAAGTGTTACATATCCTTTAGCCAAAGTGTCTCCAGACAAGATAGCTGCGTTGATGTATGGCAACGCTAATTCACCTGCGTAGGTTGAACTGTTGATTGATAATGAATCAGCCATTTTTTTTCTTTTTTATTTTATTATTTGTATTTGTTTATGATTGAGAAGATTCTATTCTTAGAATCCATTTTAGCCAAGTC